GGAGTGATATTTTTCCTACTAGGTAAACTTTTTAGCGTCGAAACACGCCTGTCTAAATTCTTCAGTGTAAAGTGCTTGCTTGCTTTATTATAGAATAGGGCCGGTATTTCTTTAATGGAGCCAGTAACTTTATCATAGATAACTTCCTTTGCTCGACTCAACTTTTTCTTATCTAAACAATCTTTCAAAAAAGTTACTAATGCCTTTTCTTCTTCTTCGCTAAGCTTCTTTTCATTCTTATAATTATCTACAAAAGACATTATTTTTTGCGTTCGTATAGTTTTGTTAAGTTTTATCCATGGTTCATTTTTACTACTATTTTTTTCATCTTCTAAAAACTTATCCAGGTTTGATAAATTATTAGATGACTTCGTTTCAACAATTGGATTGCCATTCAAAAGCATAGTTTTGTATTTTATGTTTTTTAATTCAATGCATTCATCAGTTTTCTTATTTTTTTCATTTACTAAATCGGAGTTTTGGCTTTCCATTCACTTGTATATGTTATAGTGCAATGAGTTTAACTTGATTTTTATTTATATTGTTTTTTAGAAGACAATATAAAATTAATATTGCAGTAGTGCGACATTTAGTATTTTTTTAGGTTTATATTTTAAAAAATCTAGTTGTTTTGCAGTTGTTGGAAATTCGCCGCTACCATAAATGTCTTGAAGGACTAGCCATTCGAAGAGCCCGCCTGGATACAAAAATATATTATTAAACCCCAATTTCAATAGTTGATTGTATTTTTCGTATATTTTATCATCATTTGCATTTCTACCATAAATAACAATTTTCACATGTTTTGTCCGTTTCTGTAAAAATTGGTTTATCATTTGTTCTTCTTGCGCCGGAGGAATCGTATTGGGTATTAGGCAACCCTGCTCAGACTCTGGCAATGTGTTGATTAACAAATAAAGCGCCGGCTCTTTAATTACGCTTTGCATATCTTCGAAATTTATTTTTTGAATAGATTGAGAATTCCCCATAGTTTAAACATGTAACTATATTTAAATTATTGTTTCTATTTTTGTTTTTTTTGTTTCTCTTTCTGTTTCTGTTTTTGTTTCTCTTTCTGTTTCTGTTTTTGTTTCTGTTTCTCTTTCTGTTTCTGTTTCTCTTTCTCTTTCTCTTTCTGTTTCTGTTTCTCTTTCTCTTTCTGTTTCTGTTTCTGTTTTTATTTTTTAGAAAAATGTTCCTTATCTATTGTTATTTTTGGTGTAATATTAGATATGATTTTATTTATTTCATCATCTTCACCACTATTTGCTTCCGATACGATTTTCAAATATTTGTCGCTTTTTTTATTACTTGAATCATTATAACCTTTATTCTCTTTTGTCCAAGAACCTACTTGTTTTGCATTTTTATATGAAATGTGTTTAATCATTCGTTTAATTTTCTCTTTATTTCCATTCTCTTTTTCCCAGGCGTCATTGTCTTTTACATAGAGTGTTTCTCTTTTAGAGTCGCTACAATGAATCGGGCGCTTATATATATCCAACTCATTTAGCCCATTGACAATAATATTTGTTATGCCTTTAACATATCCTAGCTCACCAGTTTTTTCTAAATCGCTAAGAGTAAGTTTGAGAGAATCGACAAAATCCTTTATATTCATGGCATTCTTACATTGCTCATTCAAGAAAAAATTAATGTTGAACCTGTTATTGTTATTGCAATTGGTGTTCATATTTGTAACACTTGTCGGTTTACTTGCTAATTCAGCAATTGTTTTACTCTGCTCAACAATTGTATTCTGTAATTCTTTATTTTGTTTTATCAGTTCAAGTACACATTCTGTACTTATTTGTCCAGTTGCTTCTTTTTCTATGGGTTGATCATTTTCTTCATATTTACATGTTTTTTTATGATGACAAAGGCTTGACATGTGTTTGTATATTTTTCCACATTTACACGGAAAATTGTTGCATGGCGTTTTTTCCATTAGGATGGCGTTAGGATTTATTAGGATTTTGTGTTTGCGTGTTAAAATATGTCTTTTGTATTCACTTTCCTTCCTGCAGTTAAAGTCACAGCTTTTGCAAACAAAAACATAGGCGTTTTTTGGCGTTTCGGCGTTAGGATTCATTAGTATATATATCCTAATATAAAAAACGCCTAGATTCTTTTAAAAAGGAAATATATATTTTCAAAAAAAATAACAATCACAATTATTTTCTTTAAAAATTATATTTAAAGCATTTTGCACTCAACCGATTTTTTATAAAAAAGAGAAAATAAAAAAGTAAAAAGTATTTTGGAAAGTCAAAAATGGACATTTTAAAATGTCCAAAAATGGGAAAACCTGGAGGTTTTGGCCGAAGGGGTTGCTGATTTTATTTAAGTTGCTTTGCAAAAGAAATATTTTGCGCATGCAAAAAAAAATTGATTCACTTTTGCCAAAAATGTGTAGATCAAAACAAAATGACTGAATTTGCGTCTACGATAAACTATGAAAAACACTTTCTTGTGAACTGCCTAGCGTTACCATTGGATATGTGCAACATAATAAAAGATTATTTGTTTTATAATGTTGAAATTAGCGAGAAGGTGCATTTTATGCGACTTAAAAAACAAGAGATTGTTCTTTACTTTGAAGAGAATATGTTATTTTATAATTCCGTCGCATGTCATATGTGTGGCGAATTTCAAATGACCATTTCAAGAAATGGCGTTGAAACGCACGTTAGTAACATACCTTCAAGTATTCGATGTAAATGCGGCGAATATTCAATGTGGGTCTACCTTTGGCAAAGGTAGCAAAAATCCCGCTAAAAGTTGCATTAGTTGAATTGCACTACAATCTCAACCTTTTCTTTTTTAATACTCTTTGTTGCAGAAATAGAAAGTTCTTCTCTCTTTTTTCTCGTTTTAGAATTATCAACAACATTTTCCTTTCGCTTAGACGTGCTATTTCTAGAATTCATGTCTTTTTCAATAGTTTCATAATTATCTTCAATATATTGAATAACTTTATTCTCAAGAGCCCATTTGAAAAAATTTAATTGGCCAATAGTAGTCTCAATAAATGTCCCGTCCTTATACGGAATGCTAATTCTATCCCATCTACAGAAAGGGTCAAATCGCTTTTTACTATAGGCTTTTAACTTCAATTTATAATCTACGTAAACTTTGAAACGCCTAGTCTCGTCAATTGCATATAAAGTATAATACTTTTTTGCGTAGTTTGTTGCAAACCAATCAACAATTCGAAGAGAGATTTTACATTCGCCTGTAATAATTTTTAACATTGTCTCCATATTGTTATCCTTTGCATAAAAATCCATCAAATTGTTAAGTAAAAGGTCATTTTGTGTAGTATAAGACGACGCATTCAATGACATAGTTAATTGGTATCAAAGACTATTGTTTAAATACTTATTTCAAAATAAATATTCTTTTGCAAAAGAATATTTTGTTCGCACTCTAATTATTAGTCCTCAAAATCTTTCTTCTTCTCTCTGTCTGCGTTTGTGTCGACGGGTTTCAAAAACAAATCTTGCGCTACAATATTTTTCACATAATCGTTCCTGTCTAAAAATGGATTATGTCCTATTTGTCCTACCATTTCACGTTCAGCTATTTTATTATATGCATCTTCTCTTTTATTAGAAGTGTTAATATTGAATTGTGTTTCTAAAAAATTATCACTTTCCCAACCATTGTTTTCGCTAGTATTGAGAGAATGGTTATAGGCTAGGTTTTCAAAATCTGGAGGTCTTTCCATTTGACTAGGTTCTTCTCGTTTGAAATATCTTGCTGTTTTTTCATAAGGTATTTTATTTGTGGGAGTCCACGTCCATTCATTTTGCATGGCCATTTATATTCAACTTTTATAAAAAGTTGAGCAAAATATCGTATACTACCTTTTTAAAAGGTAGTGCCAAATAACAAATGCTATTTTTAGAAAAAGTTTAACGAAGTAAGATGCCAAATAACAAATGCTATTTTAGAAAAAGTTTAACAAAGTAAGGGAATGTATTTATTTACAATTTTAAGAGAACATTTCTAAAAATCAGTGCGAACAATGTTCATTTGCTTTGTAAATAAAAATTTATCACTATTTTGTTTTCTTCGTTTAAGATTACACTCTAAACAAGCTATAACTACATTATCAGTAAAATGCCCCAAGTTGTTATCAATTCTATCTAAAGTCCATTGCGCCATTTCTCTCACTATTTCATATAAAACATGCGTCTCTCTTTTGCAATAAAAACATTTTAGTTCGGAATCAACAAGTTTTTGCAATATTTCACTTGATTTAATGAGTTTATTCTCGTTGTTGATTTTTTTAAGTACATCTTGATGTTTATAGCCAGACAATTTGGTTTCTATTTGCGATAAAATGAGGTCATGCGCCCGTGTTTTTTCATATTCGTTAGACGCTAATTCACGTAAAAAAATTAATTGCACTGGCGTTGTATAACACTCTTTGGACAAATTCCATTTACTTGTTGACGCGCGCTTTTTACCGCTCTCCCTTTTCGCTGTTACTTTTTTAATTTGATATCTATTATTTGTTCCGGTAATTTCTATTTCTTTTGTTTCTGGCATTTATATTAGAGAAGATTTATATTTAGTAATTTTAGTATAATTTTTAATAATTTTAGCATAATTTTTAATAGCTTCATCCGCTAGGAGCCTGGAATAAAAATGGTAATATTCAATAAATAAAGATTGTTATTGAAAATAATAAAAATTTTCCCTTCCCGAAAGGCAGGAGGGATAAGGAATTTACTTCTAAAAAATTTTATTTTATATTTTATTTTTTTTTATATTTTTTTTTATATAATATATATATATATATATATATATATGTCGTTTGTTTGGAGCGCTAGTAACGAGTTTGGAAACTGGAACGCCGTGGCTAGTAATTCTACAGGACAAAAGTTAGTTGCATGTGCGATTCCCGGAGATATTTATAGATCTGGCGATTCGGGGGTTACTTGGACGCCCACGGGAAATTCTGATTTGAATACTAAATTATGGACTGGCGTGGCAAGTGATAGCGACGGAACAAAATTATGTGCAGGCGCGTATAATGGAGACATTTATATATCTAGCGATTCTGGCGCTACTTGGACGCCTACAGGCGATTCTAATTTGAATAATAAGACTTGGTTTGGTGTAGCGAGTGATTCTACAGGAACAAAATTATGCGCATGTGTAATTGGAGGAGACATTTATAGATCTAGCGACTCTGGCGCTACTTGGACGCCTACAGGCGATTCTAATTTGAATACATTGTCTTGGAGAAGTGTAGCGAGTGATTCTACAGGAACAAAATTATGCGCCGTAGTTGATGCAGGAGACATTTATAGATCTAGCGACTCTGGCGCTACTTGGACGCCTACAGGCAATTCTAATTTGAATACATTGGGTTGGGTTAGTGTAGCAAGTGATTCTACAGGAACAAAATTATGCGCAGTAGTTGGTGGAGGAGATATTTATAGATCTAGCGACTCTGGCGCTACTTGGACGCCTACAGGCGATTCTAATTTGAATACATTAAATTGGACGCGCGTAGCAAGTGATTCTACAGGAACAAAATTAGTTGTTGGCGTTAATGGCGGAAATATTTATACTTCAAATAATTCTGGCGTTAGTTGGACGCCTAGTGAAAATCAAGCACTAGCTTCATTAGGCTGGAATTGCGCAGCTAGCAATAGTGATGGAACAAGGCTTGTTGCTGCGGCAATTGGGAATGATATTTACATTGGAGCGCCCCCCGGACCTGTTACTTTAACATATGATGGGAATGGCAGTACTAGTGGAAGCGCGCCTGTAGATCCCAATTCGCCTTATGCATATGGTTCGTCAGTGAGTGTTTTAGGAAACACCGGTTCATTGGTAAAGACGGGGTATACATTTTCTGGATGGAATACTGCAGCCGATGGAACAGGCACTACTTATATAGAAAATGACACTTTCACAATTAATGCCGATACAATTTTATACGCTAAATGGAATGTGTTTATCTGTTTTGCGGAGAA